AGAGCAGGCATGGCAATGCCACAACCAATGAAAAAAGGCGGCACCGATTTGGCTACGATACGAAAGATGGCCAAAGACAAGGGTTACAAACTGGTTAAGGCGTAATGACTTTATCTAACAGCAAAGATTTTGAACTAGACGTAGCAGAATACGTCGAAGAAGCGTTCGAGCGATGCGGTCTTGAGGTGCGTACTGGTTACGACCTCAAAACCGCTAAACGTTCGCTTAATCTTTTGCTGGCAGATTGGGCTAACCGCGGGCTAAACCAGTGGACAATCAAAGAGCGGACGCAGACTTTAACCCAAGGAACAGGCGAATATGCGCTTAATGCGGATATTATTGACATTTTGTCTGTTGTTGTGCGTAGAAACGGAACTGATTATTCGTTAGAGCGTCTAAGTCGAGACGAGTATCTGACAATTCCGACAAAAACGACACAAAGCAGGCCGAACCAGTTTTTCTTGGATCGTCAATTAACGCCTAATTTGAAGTTGTGGCCTGTACCAGAAAACAGCACCGATGTTGTTTACTACAATGCGTTGACACGCATGGACGATGCGGACATTTACACCAACACGCTGGATATGCCTTTTAGGTTTTATCCGTGTTTGGCGGCGGGGCTGGCCTATTACATTGCTTTGAAGAGAGCCCCCAACCGGGTTCAGATGCTCAAGGCCATGTATGAAGAAGAGTTTGACCGCGCTGCAACGGAAGATCGTGATCGTTCGTCGTTTAACGTCGTACCTAAGTATGAATACTATAGGACGGGCTAATGGCAAAGTTTGCATCTGGTAAAAACTCATACGCAATATCCGACCGCTCTGGTTTTCGTTATCAATACAAATTGATGAAAAAAGAGTGGAACGGCTTGCTTGTGGGTCCAGATGAGTATGAGCCGAAGCATCCGCAACTAGGTCCTTTTAGAAAAGTAGTTGATCCGCAGGCTTTGCAGAACGCAAGACCGCAGCCGGACAACCCGACAAGCGCGTTTTTGGTGGTTACTACGAACGGAATTGTGTATTTGGGTAACGGCAACTGGAGTACCGGCGGAACGGCAGAAATGCCGTCAGAACTAGAAAATACCCCGGCTTTGCAGGGTGCGGTGGGCACAGTATCGGTGGTGACGCCATGAGTTTTACCTATGACCAGCTAAAAACGGCGATTCAAGATTACGCAGAGAACGACGAAACGTCCTTTGTGAACAATCTGCCAGTATTTATACGTCAGGCAGAGGAGCGAATCCTTAAAAACGTGCAGTTGAGCCTGTTCAGGAAGAACGTCAGTGGCAATATGACGCAGGCAAATCAATTTTTAGCCTGTCCGAGTGACTTTTTGGCACCTTTTTCGCTTTCTTTTACGGACGCAAGCAGCAACAAAGTATTTTTGGAGTTTAAGGACACCGATTTTGTACAATCGTTCAACCCAAACCCGGCTACAACCGGCGATCCGCGCTTTTATGCGGTATTTGACGTTGATAATTTTATTATCGGTCCTACTCCCGACGCTGCAAGAGCAGTGGAGCTACATTATTTCTATAGACCGGCAAGTTTGACGGCGGGTGCGGGTAGCGGCACCACATGGCTGAGTGAAAACGCTCAGATGGCGATGCTGTACGGCAGCCTGATCGAAGCCTACATTTATATGAAGGGTGAACAGGACGTTATGGCGGCCTATGAAAAAAGATTTGCGGAAGCGATGACCGGCATGAAGATGCTGGGTGAAAACAAAGAAGTCACCGATGATTATCGCACCGGTATGCTAGTGAGGCCGAAACAATGAGCTTCCCAGCATTAGAACTAGATTTGAACTCTGATTTTAAGGTGGAAGTACACACCACTCAGAATCGCGGGTTTACTCCAGAGGAAGTTGCAGAGCGTTGTGCTGATAAGATTATATCTATCAGTGATTCTGCAAACCCTGCAATACAGGCACAGGCACATGCCTTTCGTAAGCACATAGTTAAAGTTTTAGAATTTTATATGCGCGAAGCGATAAAAAGTGATAGAACCACCGTGTACAATGCGATTAAGGATTCTGGTAATCACGAACTCGCGGAACTAATTAGGAGACTGTAACCATGGCTTTCAGCGGAAACTTCATGTGTACATCGTTCAAGAAGGAGCTATTGTACGGTGTCCACGACTTTGATCTCGCCAACGGCGATACATTTAAAATTGCTCTATATACAAACAGCGCCTCGTTTGATGCGTCTACTACTGCTTACACGACCTCTAATGAGGTAAGTGGCACGGGGTATAGCGCAGGCGGTGGGGCATTGACCAATGTTGACCCCACTTCGTCTGGAACTACGGCATTGACCGACTTCCAAGACGAAACCTTCTCCACGGCAACAATTACTGCACGTGGGGCACTTATATATAATACAACTCCAAACACCACTTCTATTTCGGTAACCAATCCGTCGGTTGTAGTGTTGGACTTCGGCTCGGATAAAACGTCCACCGCAGGTGACTTTACGATTGTTTTTCCAACTGCCGATGCAAGTAACGCCATTATTCGGATAGCGTAATGGCTGACGTAATCGTCCCAATAGGCGGCTGGGGCCGCTCTGGTTGGGGCGAGGGCCCGTGGTCCCAGAGTGGTTTACCACAAGCGGCGGGCTCAGTAGGTTCTGTAACGGTTGTGGCGGAAGCCAACGTACCGGTTACGGGTCTACAAGCGACTGGTAACGTAGGTGGTGTAACAGTAGTTGCGGAAGCCAACGTAGCAGTCACGGGAGTTGCTGGCACAGGCCAAGTAGGCAGTGTCGGTATTACGGCGGCAGCCAATGTAAACGTCACGGGTGTGGCGGGCACAGGCCAAGTCGGTTCGGTTGCCATTACAGGTGATGCGAATGTCCCAGTTACCGGATTAGCCGGAACAGGAGCAGTAGGCTCCGTTACGGTTACCGCAGATGCAAACGTTAACGTTACGGGTGTGTCAGGAACAGGAGCAGTAGGCTCCGTAAGCGTCGAAGCGGACGCAAATGTACCTGTCACAGGATTAGAGGCCACCGGGTCTGTTGGTTCCGTAACGATTGTTGCAAAAGCCAATGTATTCCCAACAGGTCTTGAAGCTACTGGTGTAGTAGGCACCGCCTCTGTAGATGGCGAGGCCAACGTACCAGTAACAGGCTTGTCTTCGACAGGCACCGTTGGATCAGTATCGGTAAGAACTGGTCAGACTATTAGTGTCGGCGGGGTCAGTGGAACAGGTCAAGTAGGAAGTGTTTCTGTTAATGGAGACGCTTTAGTAAATGTAATAGGAGTCAGCGCAACAGGTAGTGTTGGTACTGTACTGGTTTACTCAAACATTGTCCCGGATCAAAATCCGGGTTATAGTGAGATTAATGTTAACCAGTCGCCATCATGGTCGGAGGATATACCAGCCCAGAGCGCAAATTGGACGCAAATAGCAGCGTGAGGATAAATTAGATGCCAAGTACCTATACAGTTAACCTCGGTATTGAGAAACCGGCTACTGGTGAGCAGTCGGGTACATGGGGCGACACTACAAACGTCAATTTCGATATTCTGGATCAAGCCATTAATGGCGCAGTACGGGTTACGCTTACTAGCGCGGGCTCTTCTGGTTCACCTAATGCACTTCAAATCACTAACGGTGCGACCTCAGACGGGCGCAATAAGTGGGTTGAATTTTATAGTTCAGGCGACCTTGGGGGCTCTGCTTACGTGCAGCTTGACCCAAATGACGCTGAAAAAATAGTTTTCGTAAGAAACAGTTTGGCAAGTAGCCGGTCTGTTATCTTGTTTCAAGGTACATATAACTCTGCGCGGGACTTAGAAGTCCCTGCGGGCGTTGATATGGTTGTTAAGTTTGACGGTGGCGGCGCAAGTGCGGCTACGGTCACTGACGTGTATACCAAATTACGTGTTACTGAATTAACCACTCCTACGCTTACTGCAACGACTGCCGATATTAACGGCGGGACGCTTGACAATTCTGTAATTGGCGGCACGACGGCTGCGGCTATCACGGGTACGACTATAGTTGCAAACACCAGCCTCAACATTGCAGGCGATGGCGCAACCGTAACGGGTATTAAAGACGAAGATAATATGGCGTCTAATAGCGCCACAAAGCTTGCTACCCAGCAATCTATTAAAGCTTACGTTGATTCGCAGGTTGGCACGGTCGATACGCTGGCCGAAATTTTGGCCAACGGCAACACGTCAGGCTCAAACAACCTGATTATTAATAACGGTCAAGCTTTGACCTCAAACACGATCAACGAGACTACTGCGGGCAGCGGTGTCACGATTGACAGTGTTTTGCTGAAAGATGACGTTGTTAACGCCACGGACGTTGAAACCAGCAATATTTCTGCTAACGACGGCACGGCTGCGGCAACGATTGCTAACAGCACCGGCAACTTTACGATTACCAACTTTATTTCTAACTCCGTTGATATTGGCGGCGGGGCTATTGATGGCACTGTAATAGGCGCAAATTCTTCCAGTTCAGGTTCTTTTACAACGGCAGGTTTTACTGGATTAGTTGAGTTTGATGGCACGGCAGGTCTTCAATTAGACAACGGCGCTCAAGTTCATTCGTGGTCGCTTGACGACAATTTTACTTCTCGTTTTAACATTGGAACCTCTTCTACTGCTGCCGCTTGGATTTTCGGTTCTAACAATCAAAATTATTGGACGGTTTCTCCAAGCGGTATAACTATAAATCAAGACAGTAACGACGTAGATTTCCGCGTTGAATCTAACGGCAACACTCATGCGCTGTTTGTGGATGCTGGAAATGACGCTATAGGCATGGGGGCCACTTCCTCTCCTGTAAATGCCGCCTCAACGGAAGGTTTGTTTTACTCTATCGGTGGCTCTTTAACCGTCGCTTCTAATACAGAAACTTTGCAGATTAACCGTAACGGAACAGGCGGCAACAACCGCACCAACATTGGCCTGTATAACAACGGAACACTTCGCGGAATTATCGGAACGCTTGGTGGGGTGGATGGATTTTATTTGCACTCTGGTGGAAATGTAGACAACCTCGTTTTGAAAGATGATGAGACCGTCTTTAATGAGTCAAGTGCAAACATTGATTTCCGTGTTGAGTCTGACAGCAACACCCATATGCTGTTTGTGGATGCGGGTAACAACACCGTTAACATTAACCACTCTACGGCAAACGGTGCTTATGCTTTGTTTGTTCAAGGAACGGCGGTCAGCGGCGCAAGAACGGCTAATTTTCAAGGGCCTGATGTAAACACGGGTACAGGGACTTCTGCTTCTGTAGTCAACATTCGTAACACCAACAGCACCACAGGTAATTTTTCAGCCCTAACTTTTGGTAGTGCAAGTGATGGCACCACTGCGTTTATCGGCGCAAAGAACTTAAACCATAGTTCGTTTTTTGGTGATTTGTATATTGCTACCAGAGGTGCGAACAACTCGTATTCAAATAAAGCCGTATGGCATGACACTGAGTTTGTTAGTAACGAAGACAGTATTAATTACGACTTCCGCGTTGAGTCTGACAGCAACACCCATGCGTTACACGTGGACGCACAATATAGCGTGGTGGGTATTAACTCCAGTGATGCAACGACGTATACCACATCAAATTCTCTTGTAATTAACGGACGCGATACTGCCTTAGTAAACGGCGTTTCAGCCGGGTCAAACTTACAAAACTTTAGGTTTTGGAATAATACTGGCACCGCTTATGAAGTAGCAAAATGGACTACAAATGTTGGCGCAGGTCAGGTCAATCGCGCAGAGCATAGTTTTCAAGTAAACAACGGCGCGGGATTACGCGAGTGGCTGTCTGTCGATTACGGCGGTAATGTTGTTTTCAATGACGACAGCAACGACATGGACTTCCGCGTCGAGAGTGACAGCGAAGCAAATATGTTCTTGGTGGAAGCTGGGAATGACAGAATTTTCATTGCTGGTGGCCCAGATTCTTATGATGCTAACAAACTAAACATCCGCGGTTCAAACGTAGTGCCCGGTAGCACTAACGGAAACGTGGGTATTTATTCAACTGACAACATGACATCAGGTGTTGGCGGCAGTTTGACTTTCGGTGGTCGATACACCACAAGCGGAACTTATTACATGTTCGGGGGCATTCAGGCGGTCAAGAAAAACGCAACGAGTGGCAATTCCGCAGGTACGATGAAGCTGTATTATGTAAACAGCAGTAACGGCACCATCCCGTATCACCTTGCGGATGAATCGGAAATTCAGTTCAACCCAGATGGTAATGACGTAGACTTCCGCGTTGAAGGTAACAACGACACGCATTTAATTTACGGTGATGCTACTAACGACCGCGTTGGCATAAGCACAAATGCTCCCGCCGCTGGTTTAGAAGTAGCGAGCAGTATTTTGTTTAGGCAAATATTACCCACTAATTTTAACGCGCATAGTGGTAACAGTAATGGGAATTATTGGAAATTAGGCGACATTACCTTGTCCGGCACTCAGTCTGCTGAAATAAATGTGTATGGAACAGATAGTTACAGCGCGGGGCAACCTGTTGTCGGCAAATCAACACTAATGATGCGGGGCAACAACGCCAACACCACCATACAAACAATGTTTTATTCGGAAACGTCTGGAACGCAGCCTGTTCGAGATGCACGTTGGCTTAATACAGGCACTAACACTTATGCGATTTATATTGCGGTGGGTACTTTTGCGGGCCTTGAAAACGTTACTGTTACTGGGGGAACGTATGTACCGGACCTCACGGACACTGGTTCAACTACCGCACCAACTAACTCCATTCAGTTTGCCACAAATAAAGTTGAATACGCCGGTAGTTTTTTATATCCCGCTGTTAATTACTCGAGTTCGGTGGTTACGTTCAACGAATCTGGCGTAGACCGTGACTTCCGCATCGAGAGTAACAGCAACGTTAACTGCTTTAGGGTAGATGCAGGCGCAGATAGTGGGCAAGGCGTTGTCTTGTTTGGACAAGGTGCGGCTAGTGCTGCTACAAATGGGGCTTATTTTTCTTTAGGCACTAACAACGCACACTTGGTAGTGGCTAACACCCAAACAAGCAACGTTCTTGCGGTAGCTTATTTAAACAGGCAAAACTCAGACGGAACTCTTATGGAGTTTCGCAAAGGAAATAACGCAAAAGGAAGCATTACCGTTTCTGGGGCCACGGTTTCTTTTAACGGGTTTTCTGGTCGCCACGAAAGCTCAGGTATTCCGGCAAACACGCCCGTTGGCACAGTGGTCAGTACAATAGATGAACTTGATGTTTATCCTAATACATCAAAAGACACGGAAGGTAATGTAGTTACTAACCCGGAAGCAGGTCAAACGAGGGCGGATCACGCAAAAGTTGAAGTGTCTACTTCTGTAGGCGATTCATGTGTTTATGGCGTTGTTTCTGAGTTTGATAATAATGGAAAATTAATAGTTACTTCTGTAGGAATTGGTTCTGTCAGAGTAACAGGCGCTTGCGCCAAAGGTGACTTGCTCGAAAGCAATGGTGACGGTACTGCTACAGTACAATCAGATGACATTGTACGCAGCAAGACAATAGGAAAAGTTACAATAGGAAACAGTGATACAGGCGTAAAACTTGTGTCATGTGTTATGTATTGCGGTTAACCCACAGTCATTAAAGGAGAAAGAAACATGGCTATATCAACAACTTGGAGCGTCAGCAACATGACGCATAACGATGCAGACGGGGGTGTAATCCTCGTTTATTGGTCTTGCGTAGCGGCAAGCGACGGTGATCCCGTCTACTCGGCTACCGAAGGCGGCAAGCTGCGTTTGACGTATGACGCGTCAAGCCCAGACTACATCCCCTACGCTGATCTTACCGAGAACGACGTATTGGGCTGGGTCTATGACAGCTTGATTGAAGGCGAAGAGACAGCTACTGAGGCTAAGACTCGTATTGAGACTGACCGTACTGCTAAGGTACAAGGTCAGATCGACCGTGCAGCGACGCAATCAGGCGGGCTTCCTTGGGACGCTTAATTTAACTTAAATAAGGAGACTTATAATGGCGAAAAATGAAAAGAAAACCATTACTGTCAATGATGTAGAACACGACATTGATGACCTGACCGAGCAACAAATTGCGATGGTTAACCACATTGCTGATCTGGATAAGAAGCTAGGAAGCCTACGTTTCAACATGGATCAGCTAAACGTAGGCCGTGAGGCTTTTGTCAACATGCTCACAGCGTCTCTTGCTGAAGCGGAGAGTGCTGAAGAAGCTGAAGTAGTGAACGGATGATATGCCCTTACAAAAGTTACAGTTCAGACCCGGAGTAAACAGAGAAACCACTTCGTATACAAACGAGGGCGGTTGGTTTGACTGTGACAAAGTAAGGTTTCGTTTCGGCACCCCAGAAAAGATAGGCGGGTGGGAAAAGTTCTCTGGCAAAAGCTTTTTAGGCACGTGTCGGGCACTACATCCTTTTGTAGCCTTAGACGGCGCAAGCTATCTGGGTGTCGGAACGCATCTAAAATATTACATCAACGAGGGCGGTGGTTATAACGACATAACGCCGCTTCGTGAAACGACGGCAGCGGGCGACGTGACGTTTGCCGCGGCCAACGGCTCATCCACATTAACTGTTACCGATAGTAACCATGGCGCACTAGAAAACGATTTTGTTACTTTCAGTGGCGCATCGTCGCTTGGGGGTAACATAACCGCGGCAGTCCTTAACCAAGAGTATCAAATATCCCGTATTGTCAATACGAACTCGTATGAGGTCGTGGCCAGAGAAGTTGCTTCTCTTAATGACATTACAATTGACGGTGTTTACACCCCCACTCCCGTTCTTGCCAATAGCTCAGACACCGGTAACGGCGGCAGTTCCGTGGTTGGTGCTTATCAAATTCAATCCGGCTTGGATACGACCGTAGCCGGAACAGGCTGGGGCGCAGGCACATGGTCACGCGGAGCGTGGGGTTCAAGTGCAAACCTGACTGCCGTAGGCGACATTTTACGTGTCTGGAGCCACGACAACTTTGGTGAAGATTTAATTATCAACGTCCGTAACGGTGGTATTTACTACTGGGACAAGTCCACCAGTTCAGCCCCCTTTGCCCGTGCCGTAGAGCTAAAAGACCTTGCGGGCGCGGACGCCACAACGCCTACTATTGCCAAGCAGGTCATGATTTCAGACCGTGACCGACACGTTATTGTGTTTGGTTGTGATGCTCAAAACGACATTGGTGTTCAAGACCCGCTGCTTATCCGATTTTCTGACCAAGAAAACCCGCTGGTTTGGTCGGCACAAGCCACCAACACGGCAGGTGATCTGAGAATCGGTACGGGCTCTGAAATAATCACGGCCCTCGAAACACGGCAACAAATCCTTGTTTGGACAGATAAGTCTTTGCATTCTATGCAGTTTTTGGGCCCACCGTTTACTTTCGGTATCTCCATGATTTCCGAAAACATTACGATTGCCAGTCCTTTATCCGCTATTGCGGTAGACGACATGGTGATGTGGATGGGTGAGGAAGAGTTTTACATTTACACCGGTCAGGTGCAGAAGCTACCCTGCTCTGTCAGAGCCTATGTTTTTAACGATTTTAACCAAGATCAAGCAGAAAAAGTTACCGCAGCGGTCAACAGTTCGTATTCAGAAATATGGTGGTTTTACCCGTCTGCGACGGTAACAAATGGCATAGTAAACCAAGATATTGATAAGTATGTCGTTTATAACTATGAAGAACAGGTTTGGTATTACGGCAACTTGAACAGGACGGCTTGGATTGATCGCGGCATTGGTCAGTATCCAGTGGCAGCCAGCACTGACGGTTATTTGTACTACCACGAGTTTGGTACAGACGATGGCAGCGTCAACCCGCCTGCGGCCATCAGTTCGTACATTGAAAGCAGTCAAATGTCGATTGGTGCCGGTGACAACTTTGTGTTCTTGAGCAAGTTGATACCGGACGTAACGTTTGATGGCTCGACTTCACCGTCCCCCAACGTCGATTTCACCCTTGAAACCAGACGTTTTCCGGGTGCGGACTACAATCAAACCACAAGCAGTAACGTAATTCGTAGCTCTACCGTGCCCGTTGAGCAGTTTACCGATCAGGTACGGCTCCGAATGCGCGGTCGCTCGTTTGCGTTAAAAATAGAATCAGAAAACACGGGTGTTGAATGGCGGCTTGGAACACCACGTGTTGAATTAAGACCGGATGGGCGTAGATGAGTAGAGGCTTAGTACAACCACTCTTTCCAAACGCACCTACTGAGTATGACGCTCAGTACATGGCGGAGGTTGTTCGTGCCTTCTCGGTCTTTCTACAGCAAGTAAACAATCCCGGTCCTTGGCAGGCGTCAGCGTTGACTTTGCCAAACTTACAGACCGACAACTATAACCTTCCTCTTGGTGGTGTTTTTCAGTACGGCGACGAATTGCGCATAACTGTAGCGAACAAGCCGTACCTGAGAGGATCACAAGCAGCGGGGGCCGTGGGTAGCGTCACGGTGACAATATCATGAGCGATACTATTATTAATATGCCGAACGGCAGTAAATGGAAACCTTCTACTAGCACAGACGTGGTTCATTGTGCTAATTGTACTAATGAGGTGGATACAGCGGAAGAGATTGCATCTTATCCGGATGGAAACTGCCCTCAATGTGGTTCTTCATGGACTGGAGGCGAGAACAGAAGTACAATAATACAGGTAACTATGCCTGAAAGCATAACTGGCGGAGCGGGATAATGGCGGAAACAGCGTTAAAGATTGAAGAAACCGAAGAACTGGAAGTCCCGACCGGTGGTATTGGTGATTTCGTCATGGAAGATGACGAAGCGGATGAGGTTTATGCTGATAAAGCTGAAGACTTTGGTGACGACGGTATAGCTCAATTTCCTGCGTTGGCAGAGCGTATGGCAAAGTATGGCCGCAATGAAGATAACATGCTGGCCCACGTTGCGGAGGGTGAATTAGTCATCCCGGCACAATTCCTCGAAGATGAGGTAATTAAGCAACGTATCTACGATATTCTGACAGAAGCCGGGGTTGAAGACCCCGAAGCTTATGTTGTTGGTGCGGAAGCCAACGATCTTAACCCTACAACGGGCCTACCTGAGTTTTTTATTAAAAAACTATTTAAAAAAATTGTCAAAGGCGTCAAGAAAGTTGTTAAGGCTGTTGTTAAAGTGGTCAAGAAGGTCGCGCCGATCATCTTGCCTATTGCTTTGGCCTTCACGCCTCTCGGACCTATTTACGGTGCCGCACTTGGTTCTGGTATTGGAACACTAATACAGGGCGGTAGTATAAAAGACGCCCTGAAGTCGGCGCTTATTTCGGGTGCCGTAGGTGGTGTCACTGCTGGATTTACAGGATCAGGCAGCTTTGGACAGAACGTAGCTGATGCGGCTTCCAATTTTGGCGCTCGTGTTGGTCAGACGGTTTCTGGGGCGGGCTCTACCTTTACGGGTGGCGGCTTTACCGGAGAAGGCAATTTATTCTCTGACTTTGTACCCACTCCGGGTGCGGAAGTCGCAGCCGCCGGTGACGCTGGTGCCTCACAAGCTCTTGACCCTAATGCACCGGCCCAAGCCAGTGTTGATGCGGGTGCTGGCAATCCTCCAGTTTCTGGTGACGCCGCGGCGGCAGGCGCGGATGCAGCAGCGGCAGGCGCGGATGCAGCGGCACAAGGTACTCAGCTATCAACTGGAACAGAACCTCCCGGATTCTTCGAAAGTGTAAAAAAAGCAGTAACACCCGGCGATGACGTAGGATTTTTCGAAGGTATGGGTGACGCATTTATGCCTGAGACCACTTCAACTACAGATGTTTTGAAAGCACAGGGCATTAATCCTGTTAACGCTACTGCGGCGCAACAAGCGGGCGCAAAAATGGTGGCGGCTGATCTTACACCTAACTTGCTTAGACGTTTCGGACCAATGGCTGCGGCAGGTACAGTTGCCGCCGGTGGCATGGGCTTCTTTGATGTTCCAGAAGTAGAGCAAGCTAATTTCTTAGATTACAACCCCGACGGGACGCCGGTTACGGGCGCTGATTTAATTGCAGCCGACCCCGGCAAATACCTCGTCCACAATCTTGGTCAGCTACAATTGAACCAAGAAACAGGCGAGTATGAAACCATTGGGCAAGATACTACGACAGAGGAAATTGAAGATGCGGCTTACTTACCGCCCCTCATGCAGCCTGTCATGCAAAGCAATGCACCAGTAAACCAAGCTGGCTACCTTATGGCCAGCAACCCCGGCGGACCGTTCCAACGTCCTTACGTTACGGCAGCCGAGGGTGGACCAATCTTCCCGCGTCGCACAGGCGGCATAGCCCCAACAGAAGGTACTCCGGGTGAAGATAGCGTTCGAGCCATGTTAATGCCCGGTGAGTTTGTAATGACCACCGATGCTGTACGTGGCTTAGGTAACGGAAATCTTAACAACGGCATCAAGAATATGTATTCGGTTATGCGGAACCTTGAGAGTCGTGGGAGGGCTATGGCGTAATGGCTGAACAATCCACACAGATCGTCCGCGAAGCTCCGGAAATTGAGGCGTATAAACTCGCCCTACTAGAATCTGCAAAAGCTCTTGCCGACCAAGGACAAACTATTCCGCCCTATATGGTCGCGGAAATGTCTGGCCTACAGGTTAAGGCAACCGAACTAGCAGAAGCCGGAATTGGCGGATACCAACCTTACTTACAAGAAGCCGGGTACACGCTAGGCGACGCACAAACCGCCTTTGGCGCAACCATGCAAGGCGCTTTGCCGTTTCAGACGGAAGCTGCCGATGCCATGCGTGGCGGGTTGTCTAACATCCCCGGACAAATTTCAGCCGCTCAAGCGGGTATTTCTGATGCAATTACCGCAGGCGGTGCAGCAACAACCGCGGCCCAAGGCGCATTAGACACGGCAGCAACTGGCGCAAGAACGTCTGCTGCGGGCGGTCAAGAAGCGTTAGGCGCTGCGGCGGCTAACATACCCGGCGTTATTGGTGATGTCACTCAAGGTACTGCTGCGGCAAATGCTTTGGCAGCACAAGCGGCGGCTGATGCTGCGGCTACCGGACGAGTAGACACTCTAGCCAATCAATTAGCGACAGCCGATGCGGCATCCAGAGGTATAGCCGGTACGGTTGGAGATGCTGGTTTACAGCAAGCTGCTACAACACAAGCGGGTTTAGATGCCGCCACATTAGCTGCGCAACAAGCAGCGGCCACAGGACAAGCTGATCTAGGCACGGCTGCCGGATTGGGGCAAGGTTTTGCTACTGAGGCGGGAACCGGAGCGCGGGCCGCGGCTCAACAAGCCGGAACGGACACTGCGACGGCTATTCAAGCGGCGCGAGGTGCCGTACAGGGTGCTGGTCAAGGTTTAACACAAGCGGGTATTGGCGCACTAGATGCTGCTCAACAGGCCGGTTTAGCCACACAAGGCGCAATTGACGCGGCCCGTGGACAAGCGGCGGGCGGTCAACAAGCTTTAGCGGCTGCCGGGTTAGCTGGCGCAGATGCTGCGGCTCAGGCTGGACTGGGCGCAAGACTTGGCGCGGCTGGAACCGCTCAAGGTTTAGCGGGCACTTCTGATGCAGCGCGTTTAGCGGCTCAACAGACGGCTCAAGGTTTAAGCGGCGTAAGTGGCGCAGCGCGGACCGCGGCTCAAGACGCTGCCGCAGGCGGGCTGGGTGCTTATGAAAGAGCTATTGGCGGAGTTGACGATATTGCGCAAGCGGCTCGAAATGTTGCAGGTCGCGCTCAAACAGGCGGACAAACAGCAGCGCAGCAAGCTGCTCAACAGACTCAGGCCGCAATTTCCGGCGCTAGGGGGATTACATCCGATGCTGCAAGAGCTTTACAACAAGCTGGAGCGTTAGGAACACAAACTGCACAACAGGGTATTGCTGGTTTAGCGGGCACTACGGGAGCATTTGATCCTACATCTGCCGGTTCGTTTATGAATCAGTACGAAGATGCCGCTGTTCAGCAGGCTTTGGCCGACATTCAACGTGCTGGAACCATTCAACAACAGGGTGTGGCCGCACAAGCGGTTGGATCAGGTGCTTTTGGCGGGTCACGCCAAGCGGTAGCCGAGCAAGAATTACAAAGAAACATATTAGAGCAACAGGGCCGTACTGCCGCAGGTATGCGTCAAGCAGGCTTTGAAAGCGCCTCACAACGGGCGCAACAAGCGTTTGAAGCGCAGCAAGCTCGTGCGCAACAGGCCGCGCAGCTTACTGGAGCGTTGGGCGCTCAAGGATCACAGGCCGGAATGTCCGCAGCGCAAGCTGCTGGAACGCTGGGTCTATCTGCCGAAGAACTTGCGGCGCGTACTGCGCAACAGCAGGGTCAATTGGGCTTATCTGCCGAGCA